GCCGACCACTGCCCCGCGCCAGTACCTTGTGTTGCTGCGGCCTTTACCTGAGACACAATCCGCTTACGCAAGCTGGGCTTGGTGTAATTGCCAGCAGCATTGACCTTGCCGCCGTCAGCATACATATCCACATCTTGCGGTTTGTCTTGGCGATGGATGACCTTCTTACCCGGCATCTTGGCCGGGTTGATGTCTCCCATGCCGCGAGAGGCCATCATTTGATCATCTTCCCGCGAGTTTTGCCGCGCTGGGCGCAACCATCTGCACGGCTGGAAGCAGTCATACCGCCGCCAGCAAAGGGTTTGCCCATGTCTTTCTTGGTGGTTGGGGCAACAGCCGCCTTGGCAGCAGCCTTTTTGTCTGCAAGTTCTTGAGCAATACCGGGCGGCATGGGGGCGTCAGTCCCGCCAGTCTTGGCTTCTTTGCGGTACTTCTCTGCTTTTTTGTCGTCTTCAGTCATGATTCACCTCAATACATCTTGCATTTGGTTTTGCCGCGAGAGGCGATGCCGTCAGCGCGTTTTGAAGCAGAGGAGACTTTGGAAGTCATGCCGCCAGAAGCCATCTTCTTGACCTTGCCACCCTTTTTCATGGGGTTGCCAGCTTCGTCGTATCCACGACTTCCGCCCAAGAAATTGCCAGCTTCGTCGTATCCGGGTTGACCGCCTTTAAAGGGCGGGGCTGGGGTGCGAGTACCGCGACTCATGCCAGCTTCCAAGTCTCTTGCACCGGATGGCTTGACAGAAGCTGGATTTACAGAGCCTCGGCCAGCGCCAGCAGTTGAAGTAGTGCGAGTGCCGCGAGATGCTCCAGCTTCGGATGCGCGAGCATCAGAGGCGGTAACACTGCTTGGGTTAACAGTTCCGCGACCAGCGCCAGCAATAGATGTTTTGCGTGTGCCACGGCTTGTCCCAGCTTCTGCTGAACGAGCATCTGCCGCACGGGTTCCACGGCTCATGCCCGACTCAGAATCAGGCGTTCCTGACGGCATGAATGTTTTGGTATCCCTGTCAGCCGCCGCAAGAGATTTGATCCTTTTCTTGGGCAGCGGATCGTTCGTAGCATCGCCTACACCTTGAATCGGTGTCCCGGTGTTGCGGGCGTAAGAGCTTTCGTTTGTGGGTATAAAAGCATCTTCCAATGCTTCTACCTTTTTTGTGTCACCTGTATACGAGCTTGTCTTTTGATCGCCAGCGTTTTCGCTAGTCTTATCGCGAGTCAGCATATAGCCCAACGCGCCAAGAGCGGCCAGACCTGCGAGGTTCTTTGCTTTTGCCATGTTGGGCTCCTTTTTAGCAGTATGCTTTGCCGCCGGTCTTCATGCCCAGCGGCTTGGAGCCGGACATTTTGACCATAGTACCTTTGGAGATGCCGCTCTTTTGAATAGCGTGCTCGCCTTTACCTTTGTTGCCGCCGGAAGGAACTTTGCCCATCTTGGCGGAAGTGATGCCGCCTTTGGCCATTTTTCCTTTGCCATCTGCGGCAAACGCTGGGACTTTTTGTCCATCCTTTGTGACCATAGGCATACCGCCCCCTGCCATTTTTTTCATGCCAGCTTCCTTCATTTCATGTTTGATCATGGATGAGGGTGCGCCCTTCTTTTTCATGAAGGACACTTCTTTTTTCATCATTCCTTTAGATTCAGCCATAGTCTTACCACCTTGTTTAAACAGCTCTTCCGAGCCTTGGTTTGTTTTAGGTCGATTGACGACCTGCGAATCAGCGCGGGTTTTTGGCCCACCCTTAAACTTCATGCCCTTGCTGGCCTGACTGAAGTCCTTGCCAACAGACTGAGGAATCCCAGTCTTTTTGGCAAATGCTGGGTTGTGAGCCACAGCATCCATGAGTTTCTTTTGTTTACTGCTTGTCGCTGGCATCGTCAACCTTTGGCTTGAAGAAGCTGGTCAATTTTTGCTTCCAGCTTGTTAAAACGCTGGTCAATGTGGTCAGTGACTCTTGCCACTTCTGCTTTAGTTGCTGTTTCACGGGCAATCTCCTCGCGTGTGATGTTCAGTAAGCGCTCTACGCGCTTGATTTCGTCGGAAGTCTGCTTAAGGGAGTCAAACTTGTCGCGGATGATAAAACCTGCCCCGCCGACAACAATTGACAAACCAAGCGACCAAAGTGAATTTAAGTCCATGTCAGCAGTTCCACGCCCGAAGGCTCTTATTGATCCTTGAATCCGGGTCTTTGGCCGTCTTCGTGCTGGTGAGCTTTTTCTTCATGCCCTCCATCCGGGCGCAGAAAGAGTCTCGGCGTTTGCCGCCTTCTGGCTGCGGGGGCTTGAGGTTCATGCCCTGCTTTTTGGCAGAGGCTCTCCCCTTGGCGTTTAAACCACCCTTGGGATTCTTCCCTTCTTTGCGTGTCCATGCTGGTGTTTTAGCCATAGAAAACCGTTGCTGTTACGCTTGCACCAAGCCCAACAAAAATGCCGTTGGGGCAATAAATACCTTCGCCGGGCACAGGTACAGGCAGTCCAACTGTATTGAATGTGTCCAGCTCAACATAGATGTTTGTGTACATTGTCACCGTACCGGAAGCCGCGCCTGATGTCGCTGAAGTAACCGTAAACGTGTTGGTTGTAACGTTAGATACTTCATACACGCCGTCACGCATTGTGGTTCCAGCAGCAACGTCCAAAAACACTCTCTGCCCATTTGCCAAGCCATTGTCGTTAATCGTAACCGTGACCAACGTCCCAGTACGACTCCAAGTACCTGATTTTGAAACTGCGGGGTCGGCAATAGCCATGTTCCTTGCAGACACAGTAGCCGTCGTTACCGTCACGCCTTTCAAGCGGACAGCATAAGTCGTCGCATTGCCAGATGCGCTGGCATGGTAAGACTTGACGTCATACTGCATCGTCATTGCGTATTACCCGTAGAAAATAGTTGACGAAACATCTGCGCTGGGGAGCCCAACATAGATGCCATTTGGAGCCAAAATGCCTTCACCGGGAATCAGCGTGTAAAACGCTGTACCGCTAGAGGAATCAAACTCCGCCAAAATTTTTGCGTACATAGTCACATTACCGCTGGTAGTAGCTGATGCCACAGTCACGGTAAAAGTGTTTGTTGCTACGTTTGCAACCGTGTAAGTGTTGTCTTGTGCTGTGCCACTGGTAAAGTTTAAAAAAACTCTATCCCCATTTGACAACCCGTGATTGGCAATTGTTACTGTACAAGTAGTGGTGCCGGGGACATCATACGTACCTGTTGAACTCACGTTGTCACAAATTGCCGTGTTAAACGTTACAGACGTAGATGGGGAAATCAACACCCCTTTTAAGCGGGTGCGACTGTCAAACGCAACACCGGATGTGCTGTTGTGGTACGACTTGACGTCAAATTGCATCGTCATTTTGTTGCTCCGGTTCTGGCGCTTCTAGCCTGTTGATGAGCATCTTGTACGCTTGGATCGTGGCCTGAGCCTGAATTAAAAAGGCGTTTGCCTTGTTCGCCTCAGTCTCTAGGCTACGAATCTCAGACTCCAAGAATTCCTTGGTGATCTGCATATTAAGCCGCGCTAGAGCACATGATGTAATAAGGCGTACCGTCTGATGCCACGACTCTCAAAGTCTTGGCAATAGTGGCAGTGCTTGTTACAAACAAAGCTGCGGGGATGTTGAACAAGTTTGCAACAGTGCCTGTGCCGCTGTTTGTGAAGCGGATGAACGAAGCATTTGTCCAAGTGCCGCCAGAAGCAAAGTCAGAATCAGCTTGGATAGCTGCAATTGTGCCGCCGGGGTTGGTAGAAGAACCACCCAGAGTGGCGCGAAGAGCGTTACCCGCACCAGAAATAGTGCCAGAACCGTTGATGCTCAAGCTAACGTGTGCGCCGTTGACAGTACCGCCAGTAGCTGCACCAGCGCCTGTGACTCGTGTCAGTGCGCGAATGGTTTCGCCAGAACCGGTGGAAGTAAATTCCAAGCGGTTATACGACAAACGTGTATCGCCAGTAGCGGCAGAAGTTGTAGCGTATGACTCGGATATATTGCCAGCGGCAGTCTCAACGATAGGACTGGAAGCTGTTCCGGAGATGAAGCCATTTTGTGATATGACTGGGCCGGAGAACGTGGTATTTGCCATGATTGTTCCTTACATGCAAGTGAGGGTGTTCTGTCTGCATGTCGTCAGCCGGGACTGTCAGAACACCGGATAACCCCGGATTGAGAGCAATATACACCATTTAAACGCTGTCAACAAGGTTTAAACATAAAAAAAGGGAGCCGAAGCTCCCTTTCTCTGTGTGGACTATCAGGCGGAACCTGAAGAACCCCACATACCCAATGGGTCAGACCAGCCGAAGCTGTAACGCTCACGGGCCTTGTAACGCACGTTACCGGTGTCAAAGTCGCCGTCCATGCTGTTTTGCAGCGGGGTGCGGACGAAATGCTTCATACCGTTAGGCACGTCAGTGGTCAGATACCAACCGTTGGTGTCAGTCAAAAAGTGATTGACGGTGTAGCCCTCGGGGATTGCGCCCATCTGTTTGATAGCGTTGATGTCGTTATCAGCAGTGGAGACGCGCAGTTCAGTGTCAAGCAAACGCTTGGCAACGAACATGAGTGCTGGAGGCACAATCATTTTCTTGGGCTTAGCGGCAATCAACAGGCCACGCTCATCAGTCCAAGCGGCGATTTGAATAACGGCTGCTTCCAAAGAAGTCTCGTTCAAATCAACTTGGGTGGTGGGAGTGTTGCTGTTGGTGCCACCAGAGATCAAGGGGTGGCTTGCGTTGAACAAGGACACGCCGTCGCCACCGGGGTAGCTGGCGCTGAAGCCATTGTTCAGGACGGCAGCAGCCTTGACCTGTTTGGTGTAAGCCATAGCGCGAGCCAAAGACTTGGTGTAGCGGGCAGACAACGAGTCATACAAGTTATCTTCCACTGCTTCTTCAGTGATGGAGAAGCCCAAAGCGATGGTTTCGTGGGTATAGCGGGTTGACCATGCTTCTTGCGCATTGTCGTAAGCGATGGCAGAGCCTTCGTTCTTGACAGGTGCGGCAGAGAAGCCAGACAACTTGGTTTCTTCTTCAAACGAACGCTCAGAGGTCTCTGTTTCGTAGATCTCTTTGTGTTCTTCGCCGTAACGAGCGTACTCCATACCGAACAAAGCGTTCAGACCGGGGAGCAACTCTTTCAGCAGTTGTGCGCGTGAAATAGCCATGATTTAGCTCCTTGATTAAACGCCAGAAGCGATAGTGGTTGTATGAATCTCAAAGTTCCAACGAACGATGAGCTCTGGGAAGACAACGTTGCCAGAACCGTTAACGTATGAAGTCTCATAGACAACATCGACAACGTTCATTGGCAGTGTGCCTGTGGTTGCAGATGATGCAACAGCTACGCGGCTATTGCCGGTGTTTGTCAAACCAGAGTTCTGCACCAATGCTACGTTAGTACCAATAACGGTAAATTCAGTAGTACTGGAAGGCAACAAGCCGGAGGTGGCATCGTTGGGGGTAGCGCCAGTAGCGATCACAGCCTTAAACAGCGTGTCGGGGTCATTACTTACATAAGCAGTAATGTACGTACCGGTTGGCGCTGCTGTATTAGCTGGGAAATACTGAGCAAAAATGGTCTGGCCTTGCGAGTTAACGTAAGAGCAGCCCAAGAAAACACCAATGATCTGTGAGGTTGTCACAGTTGCACGGGCGGTGGTAATGGCGGATTTGATAATCGTGCCATCGTTAATCATCTCGATGGGGTCACCATAGAAGATGCTGGTTGGATATGCCGAAGCAATACGGTACTGGCGAGTTGCACCTGCGAAAGGTGTACCACCGTACAGATTGATCGGCTTCAGCCCGTAAGGGGCGTTTACCGTTGGAAAAGCCATTTGAAAGACTCCTAAAATTTAAGAACCAGAACCGAAAGTGACCTTGGTTTTCTTTTCTGAGAAAAGAGGCATCCTTGGATCACTATCACGAAGGAAATTGTTGTCCACGGATTCCATTTGAGCCTTGTTTTGGTCAGCGTAGTACGCTGCCCGCTGTTGCAAGAACTCTGATGGGATGCGGCAGAGCAACAAGCCACCTACTTCAACGTTGCCTTTAAAGCGACCTTCAGTAGTTGCGTGCATCATTAGCTCGGGATACTCCTCTGCTTTGCAGGGTTCATATCCTTCGCGCAACTTTGAAGAAATATTGCTGGGATCAGCAGTTCCTAATGTACTCAAGCGCACCCATCGGTGTGTCCAACCCGGACGGTGATCCGGGGCGGGTAAGGTCTCTGGAGGACGCCACGCTGTTGGGCGTTGCATCACCGTACGAGAATCTACTTCACGCGACGAACGATTTTGTGCCTTATCGGCAACTTGAACTTTTTCCATTATTGACCTCTTCTAAGTTGAGCAACCTGTTTTGCGTATTCTTCAATCGACACCCCAAGACGGCGAGCAATCGCCACTTCTGATGCCTTTAACTTAATACGGTTAGGCGGAGTGCTTCTTGAGGCAGGAGCCACAGGAGAAGCATTTTTTGTTGCACGGCGGGGCGTATAGTCCTCGTCCGGTTCTGACGTTTTATAGGAGGAGTCGTCATCCTCATGGCTCCCGAAATACTCGGGGAATCTTTTTCGCATGGTACTGTCGATTCGCTTGAAGTAATCATCAGTACCAATATAGTCCGCACCATAGTCCTTTTGAAGTTTCTTGTCAAGACCCATCGCGGCCATTGTCATTTCTTCATCTGCGCCAAACCAATCCTTGTTGGCTTCAACCCACTTCTGCGTTCTTGGAGTGGCGGTTTGTCTGGTTTGTACAGGCGGTGGCGTGAAGTTATCAGGCTCCTCGATTGGACGCAGGTTTTCTGCGCGGTCAATACGCAGGGTTGCCTTGGCAATTGCCTCTTGTGCAGAGGTTACTTCCTCTGAATCACCGGCTTCAAAAGCATCTTTGAAGCGCTTCTTGGCGGTTTCCAGCTCGATTTGAGCAGTTGACTTGTTTTGCTCAATGAAGACTTCACTGCCGGTCTTGAGTTGGCCTTTGAGTCGGCGGTTCTCTTCATAGACTTGGCGGGCAAAATCTTCAGCAGCCTCCCGTTCGCGCAAGGCAGTTTCCTTGGCGCGGCGCTCATCGTGGTAGCCACGGGTGAACTTCTTGATCCGGGCTTGAACCTTCTCGTCATACGAGCTAAGTTCTTCGTCCGTTGGATCTTCTGGGGGAGGGGCGGCTTTACGACCCCGATCTTGCTCGGGCGTATCGTCTTCTACCTCGACTTGGAAATCGTCTTTGTCCGAATCTTTCTCGGTTTTTTTATCGGGAAACTCGTATTCGTCCCCATCAAACTTTGGCAATGGCATATTGACTCCTTATGCAGCGCGGCTAATTCCACGCGGATCCTCAACAACAGCCTCGACGGAATCATCATTGATGATCCTGAACTCTCGGCCATGAATCTTCAGGCGGGTGCCTGAATTGGGGCGGACGATGACAAAGTCACCTTCCTTGCAGCTCGGCCCACTAGGGAACCGGGTAGCGTCTTTGTAAGCGTCTGGGCCAAGCTTGACCACAAACAACACAGGCGTCAGCACCTCTTCGTAGTGCATAGACTGGCTGGATTTCACAATCCCAATGTCGCTGTCTGCATACTCTTCCATCGCCTCTGGGACAACGGTTAAGACGTGGAAGCGTTTAGGGTCAGGCAATTGCTTGGCTTTTTGCTCCGCCGTGGTATTCAAAATACCCGACAGGTCAACTGCCGCAACGTCAAATTCACTCATCTGATGTCTCCATTTTTTGCACAAGGTCTTCAATGATGTTTTCTGCGTAGTTCAAACCTTGGATAACTCCGCATACTCTTCTGTACTCTTCAATGTGATCAGCTCGACCCGCCGCAACATAAGCTTCACGCTCTTGTTTCAGCTTCTGGATCTCCTTAACTACAACTGCTAAAAGACGGTAATCGCTCAATTACTCTCCTTTTTTCTTGCTAGGCTGGTTTCGTTGCGCTGCCCGTTGCGCGTTTTGCACGGCCATCTGTGCCCGGTTTTTGGCAATATCGACACCAAGTCGAGCGCCGTCAAGTTCCATTTGCTTGTTTAAACGATCTTTTGCAGCGGCAGATGTTGCCGCGACCTGCATTGCAGCGATCTCTTTTTGAGCCGCGATACGGGACTCTTCCACCCGGATTTGGTCTGCCTTGGCGGCAGCTTCCATTGCTTGTTTTTGCTGTTTCAGCTTCAGGTCTTCCATCTTTATCTGAAGTTCCTGCATCTGCATCTGGACAATTGGATCCTGCATCTGTTGCTGGGCCTGCTGTTGCTGGGCTTGCTGGGTGTTCTGCTGGAACAACTGCTGAGCAGCCTGCGCTGACATGATGGCGATCTGATCGGCCATTTCTGGAGGAACCTGTTTGTTCTGGTCTTCCTTCGGAATGGACATGCCCATGCGCTTCTCAATCTCCAATCGGTACTGGAATCCGACGTGCTCGTTGATGTGGGCCAGCATGGCCGCTTGGATCATCTGCGCTTGGGGGTTTTGGGCAATGATCTGGGCGATCTTTGGATCTTGCA